AGCGATCTGGGCGACAGCCTGCGCGACCGCGGGCGCGAGTTCAGGCCCGACCCGATGACGGCCGGCGTCGCGGAGCAACTGCTCTACGGCTTCAGCCGCGCGGGCAGCAAGATCGTCGGCGGCACCCTGCTGGCCGGCCCCGCGGGCGCGCTGGCCGCGGGCATCGAGGAAGGCGTCTCGGCCGCCGACGATCTGCGGCGCGAGGGCGTCGCGCTGGAGGCGCGGTCCAAGGTGGGCGCCATCCAGGGCGCGGCGCTGGCCGCCGCGGTGCTGCCGGTGGCCGGGCCCACGCTCAAGGCCACCGCCGGGCTGTACCTGGCCGGCGGCCCGGGCGGCTTCATCGCGCAGCAGGCGGCGACGCGCGCGGTGCTGAAGGACGCGGGCTACGACGAGATCGCCCAGCGCTACGACCCGCTGGACCCGGTGGGCCTGGCGCTGTCGGCGCTGGTGCCGCTGCCGTTCGCGGCCTGGGGGGCGGCGCGCAGCCTGCGCGGTTCGACGCCGAAAGCCGCGCCGGCAGCGGCCGATGCAAGCATGCCCCCGGTGGCGGTGGCCGAACGCGCTGTTCCGCGCGAGGTGGTCGACGCGGCCATGGTGCACAACCTGACGCTGCAGCAGCAGATGACGCCGATGCGCGAGCGGCGCTTTCTGCAGCAGGCCTGGGACGAGGTGCACGGCAACCCGATCGGGCCGGCCGACGATCCGCTGGTGCGGCTGACGCCCGACGACGTGCAGGCGGTGCTGGTGGAGCGAGGGCCGGTTGCGCTGGGCGCCGACGGCGTGACCGTGCGCGCCGGCGGCTACGGCATCGTGAAGTTCATCTGGAAGCATGGGCCGGAGTCGGCCAAGGATCCGACGGTGCAGATCAACCGCGACGACCTGGCGGCACTGCCGTACATCATGCGGGCGTTCGAGCCGACCCTGGAAACCGGGCGCCTGGACCGCTTGAGCTGGGTGGTGGACGCGCCAGACGGAAGGCGCATCGTCTACGGCACCAGCCGCTTCGAGCAGGACGGCGAGCACCACCTGGTGACGGTGCACGTCGACGACAAGCTGGAGGCGTCGCTGTCGCAAAAAAGGACGCCCCCGGCATCGTCCGAGACCAGAGCTTCACGGGCCGCTGGTCCCGATACTGCCGGCGGGACTTTCCTTTCGTCGTCGCCGGAGGATGTGCGGGGGCAGGGCGCCATTCTACCGCGCGACCTCGATTCGTACCTGCCGCCCGGCACGCCGCAACGCGCCGCGGTCGATGAAGCGGTGCGGCGCAGCGCTGCCGCCCGGGAGGCGGGCCAGGGCATCGAGGCCTACCTGGCAGGCCAGGCCGATCTGCAGCCGCCGGTGCAGAACCTGCTGGTGGGCCTGGCCGAGAGCGGCCGCTCGCCGGCGCGGGTGGCGGCGCTGATGCGCGAGCTGGCCGAGCAGGTGTCCGGCAAGGGCGGCCAACCCGGCCACACGGTCGACCTGGCCGACGCCACCGCCACCGCCGTGGAGCGCGTGCGCAGCCTGAGCGACGAGCAGATCCGCGGCACCGACAAGCCGCCGGTAGCGCCGAAGTCCGAGCTGATGCTGCAGCAGGTGGCCGATCGCGTCCGGCAGCTCGAGCAGCAGGCGCCCGACATGGTGGTGCGCACCGATGCCGACGGCCATCCGGTGACGCTGGCCGAGGAACTGGCCGCGGTGCGCCGAGAGGCCGCCGAGGGCACCGATGTCGAGCTGGGCACGCTGGACGCCGATCTGCTGCGCGTGGCGGCCGAGTGCGCGATGAACCTGGGCGCGTTGTGATCAGGAGCCGAGCATGATGAAACCCCAATGCGCCAGCGCCGTGCGCGCCGCGGCCGGCGGGCGGCCGATCAGCGACGCCAAGCTGCAGGCGATCGAGGACGCCCTGAGCGCCACCATGCGCGAGCTGGCGCGGCGCGACCGCGAGCGCTGGGCCGGGCTCTCGCGCGACCGGCGCGTCGCCGAGGCGATGGACGAGGCGATGCAGGCCATCCACGCCGAGGCGGCGCTGAAGGAATACCGCGCCGGGCTGCAGGTGCTGCGCACGGCCGAGGCCGACGGCCGCATCACCGAGCAGATGCGGCTGACCCATCTCACCCGCTCGCAGGGCCTGATCCGCGACATCGAGAACACCGGCGACTACGTGCACGCGGTGCGCAACGAGGCGGTCTCCGGCCTGGCCGACCTGATCGCCGCCGCCGAGTCCAAGGATGGCACCGGCGCGATGCGCAACCTGGGCATGCGCATCTTCGACCTCGACAACCCGCAGATGACGGCCGACGTGGTGCGCGAGGTGTTCCGCGAAGCCAGCGGTTCCACGGGCAACAAGCTGGCCCAGGCCGGCGCCAAGGCCTGGCTGGACACCATCGAGCGGCTGCGCCAGCGCTTCAACGGCGCCGGCGGCAACGTCGGCAAGCTGGGCTACGGCTACCTGAGCCAGGCGCATGACGCGGTGAAGGTGGCCGCCGCCGGCGCCCAGGCCTGGGCGGCCAAGGTGCTGCCGCTGCTGGACCGCGAGCAGTACGTGCGCGCCGACGGCACGCTGATGAACGACGCCGAGCTGACCGAGCTGCTGCGCGCCGCGCACGAGACCGTCGCCACCGCCGGCGACAACAAGACCGAGCCCGGCCAGTACCGCGGCACCGGCGCCAGGGCCGGGCACGGCAGCCAGCACCGCGTGCTGCACTTCGCCGACGGCGACGCCTGGATGGCCTACATGCGCGAGTTCGGCGAGGGCTCGCTGTACGACTCGATGATCGGCCACGTCGGCCGCATGGCGCGCGACATCGGCCTGGTGGAACGCTATGGCCCCAACCCGGAACAGGCCTTCCGCGTGCAGGACGACATCGCCCGCCGCGCCGACGGCAAGGGGTCGATCGCCAACCGCTCGGCCGGCAACCCGCCCGAGGCCTATTGGGCCATCGTCAGCGGCAAGACCGGCTCGCCCGAGAACACGGTGATCGCGCGCATCGGCCAGGACGCCCGCAACCTGCAGACGGCCGCCAAGCTCGGCGGCGCGGTGATCACGTCGGCCACCGACCTGGCCACCGTGGCGGCGAGCCTGCACTACAACCGGCTGCCCTACTTTCAGATGCTGGCCAACCTGGGCCGCAACCTGAGCGGCGAGCAGCGCGCGTTCCTGCAGGGGCACGGGGTGATCGGCGAATCGCTGGCCAGCACGCTCAACCGCTGGACCGGCGACCACCTGACGCACAGCCTGAGCGGACGCCTGGCCGGCAGCGTGATGAAGCTGTCGTTCATGAACGCCTGGACCGACGGGCTGCGCAACGCCTTCGCGGCGACCATGATGCAGGGCTTCGCGAACAAGCTGGGCACGGCCTGGGGCGCGCTCGACGAGTGGGACCGCTTCCTGCTGCAGCGCAAGGGCATCACCGAGGACGACTGGGGCGTGATCAGCCGCGCGGCGCCGACCGAGCGCAACGGCGTGCCGTTTCTCACCGGCGACGGCATCCGCGCCACCGGCGCCGACGGCGCCAGCGCCGCGGCCACCAAGTGGCTGGCCTTCGTCAACGACGAGGCGCAGTTCGCGGTGATCAACCCCGACATGGCCACGCGCGCCATCGTCACCGCCGGCGGCCTGCCGGCCGGCACGGTGCGAGGCGAGGCGATGCGCAGCTTCATGCAGTTCAAGAGCTTCCCGCTGGCGATGCTGACGCGGCACTGGCGGCGCATCTTCGAGACGCCGCAGGGCCTGGAGGGTGCGCCGGCGGGCTACGGCGCCGAGTCGGCGGCCGGCGCCGGCGTGAACCGGCTGGCGGTGCTGGCGGCGCTGAACGTGTCGCTGGCGATGCTGGGCGCTGCGGTGCTGCAGGTGAAGTCGCTGCTGGGCGGCCGCGACCCCTACGACATGACGCAGGCGAAGTTCTGGGGCAAGGCGATGGCGCAAGGCGGCGGCCTGGGCTACCTGGGCGACCTGATCCTGAAGGACCCCACCGAGCAGCGCGGCAACAGCGTGGAGCAGGGCGTGGGCTCGATCCTGGGCCCGACCGCCGGCGCGGCCGCAGGGCTGCTGGGCGACCTGCTGGTGGTCAACGCCTGGGAGGCGGCCAAGGGCAAGGACACGCACGCGGCCGCCGAGGCGCTGCGCTGGACCAACTCGCAGCTTCCCTACGCCAGCCTGTGGCAGGTGCGATCGAGCTGGGAACACCTGGTGCTGCACAACCTGCAGGAAGCGGCGAATCCGGGCTACCTTTCGCGCATGCGGCAGCGCGCGATGAAGGACTGGGGGCAGGGGTACTGGTGGGCGCCGGGCGAGGCGCTGCCCGACCGCGCGCCGGACTTCGAGCGGGCGTTCGGAGGCCACTGATGACGCCGCACCAACGCGACCAGATGATCGGGCTGCAGGAGCGGCTGGTCGACCTGCTGATGTCCGAGGCCGACCCCGGTACGATGCCCAAGGCCGTGAAGGCGCGCTGGCAGCGCAAGCGCCAGGCGCAGGAGACCGCGCACCTGCTGCTGCGGCTGGAGACCATCCTGGCCGCGCCGAGCCCCGCGCCGGGCGGCAAGGGCGACGCCCGCGGCGAGCGAGAGGCCGACGACCTGATCGAGCGCGTCAGGGCCAAGTCCCTGGAGGCGGCTCAGGCTGCACGCGCGCGCAGGGCCACGTCGAGCGGGGATGGCTGATCAAGAAGTCGATCGATCGTTCGCCGCGTTCTTCGGGGAGTGGGCCTACACGCGGGGCTGGGACGTGCCCGATGTGCACTGGGATGCGGTGACGTGGCTTGAAGACCGCGGCCCGCTGGCGGTGCTGCGCTGCTTCCGCGGCTTCGGCAAGAGCACGCTGCTGGCGATCTACAACGCCTGGTGCTACTGGCGCGATCCGAGCTACCGCATCCTGCACCAGGGCGACCAGGACCGCACGGCCTACAAGACCGCACGCGACACCCGCCACGTGCTGCAGCACCACCCCTTCACCCGCGGCTGCGCCGAGCTGCTGTTGCGTGGCAGCGAATCGTTCTGGTGGGTCAGCGGCTCCACCGACGAGCGCAACCCGTCGATGCAGGCGGCGGGCATCACAAGCAACATCACCAGCTCGCGCTGCGACGAGGCGCAGAACGACGACGTGGAGGTGCCGCGCAACATCACCAACCCCGAGGCGCGGGCCAAGATGCGCTATCGCCTGGGCGAGCAGACGCACTGCATGGTGCCCGGCGCGCGGCAGCTCTTCATCGGCACGCCGCACACCCACGACAGCCTGTACGACGAGATGGAGCGCATGGGCGCCGACTGCCTGACGATCAGGATGTTCAAGCACGAACGCCGTTTCGAGGACGTGAAACCGGGCCGGCATGCCGTCGGCTTCAGGCCCGAGCTGGTGCTGGCGGGCATCCATGCCGGCACCGCGCTGCTGGTGGAGGGCGAGGACTACGTGCTGCGCGACGGCGGCACGGTCATCGAGTTCCTGCGTCCGCGCGACGGCATCGTGGACTGCTACGCCGGCTGCGCCTGGCCGCAGCGCTTCACGAGCGCCGAGATGGTCAGCCGGCGG